TCGCCAAACTGGATATTTGAAATTTTAAGTGGTGCATAGCCTAGGATAAATGCCATATAGAGATATTGATCTTGACCATCAATCCCTGATATTTCGGTATAAGGTGGTGAGAGATATCCCGGCGTCATTAAATGCTTGCCAAGCACAAGCGGTACTTTCCCGTTCGGGTTTGATTGATTTTTTGCACCATTAATTGCCGGATGGTTGATTGTCCCCATCTCGTCGGCATAAGGACCACCGATAACGCCAGCGCTTGTGAGTCCTGCAAGAAATGGCGCAGCAATACCAATAACAAAGCCAGTAACTACCCAACCTACACCGCCGGTAGCAATACCCAACGCAATGAAAGCCAAAGCCGCAAGCGTGCCACCAAATGCTTTTGTCGCCGCTGCAGTTTCTCTATCGGTGTTTCCATTTGCAGGGACTATCCTCACAACTATTTCGTCATCATCTTGAACAACAGTTTCGCTTCTCTCGTCGTTGCTAATAAGTTTCCCATTAACGTAAGTTCTGACCATCAATCCATGTGGGATATCGCTTCGTGCGTTCTTAACAATAGATTCAAGCGTTGCGCCTGATTCTATCGTTTCTTCGCGTCGTTCGCTCGTGAATGGATGCGGAAAGAAATATACTTTAGCTGGCACGATAATATCCCTCCACCTTCAGTCTTAACTGTCTAACACCATCGAGAGATTCAATCACCGCATCGGTGCCTCGGTTGGTATGTAATATCTCCCCATTGCCAATATAGAGTGCGGTATGGCACAATTTCCCACGAATACGAATCAGCACAATGTCCCCTTCTTGCGGTTCATCCACTTTTTTTAGTGGCAACGCTTCCATACCAATCGCTATCTGCCGTTCACTTTCGCTCACTGACGAACGCTCGTAATCATCGAACGCTGGCAGTTCTTTGCCAAACTTTTCACGTAAGACAAGCCTCACAAGCCCCCAGCAATCACAACCTTCTTTTGTCCTTCCAGCATCAACGAAAGGTATACCAACATAGTCGCCGTAGTTCTGGTGAACAATATTATCGTTCATGTGAACAACCCTGGCGCTACTTGTGCCGTCAATTCTATTGGCAAGACTTCATATTCAAGGGCATCATCGATAGCTAGTGAAGCCTGAATTATCTCGTCGTCATAATCAATGCTTTTGACGATATACGAAATTCCTTTTACTGGTTCGAAGACTCCGGCAGTACCATCGAGGCGCTCGCTTCCGTCAAGATGCCAGCTTCCGTTCAGCGTCAAGGTTCCTGATTCGTCATACCAAACAGCTTGCACATTTACGGTGATAAAATCCCCGACGGAACGAAGTGCCGAAATCAATTCGTCGGAATTATAGGTTGTCAATGTTGCCGAAGCGACTTCGCTCGACGTCTCGGCGTGCCAATCAAGCACAAACGGAACAGCGGCATAAGTATGCCCACCATAGGTAAGCGGTACTGTATTATTTGTTATATATATGGTACTTACTGAAGGGTGCGAAATAGTAAGTAGCACTACAGTAGCGCCACTTGTTTCTCGAGCGAATAAAGCAGCTTTGACTTTTGCCGATAATGTAGTGCTCATGCCCATACCTCTAAATCAACAGTTACAATAAACTCATGGTCGTTTGGTATATAACTCGGCGGATTTGCTTCTGGAGAGAATCGCGCCTGAACATAGGCAGGCGTCGCGTCGTTATTAAACAGTCTCCAATCAGGCCAATAAAAGGTGTCCGTTCCATAGTGTAAAATCGTCTGGTAAAACGCCTTGAACGTCGCAAGTTGTGCAGACGTCATTGCATAAGAATATCGATGCGGTTCAGGCGCTGTCGTAGCTTTGAGACGGATCTTTGCAGGCCCAGCGTCCATTTTTGTAACACGTCTATTGTCTGGTAGTGAGATGCTAGCGCCATCTTGAAGTGGTCGGACCGGTAAAGAAGTCGGCCAGTATTCCATTTAGCTTTTCCTCACGCCACCGGCGTTTGCCGTGGCAATTTCTTGCCGTACTATATCCCGCAATGTCAGGATAATCTTTTTATTTCCAGACGCATCAGTAATCGTTTGCGTCTTGCTTGCAATCGGTGTCGACGAATAATTGTTGATTTGAATATCGATATTGCCTGTTGCTTTGGCGGATACTCCTAGCTTACCTGTCGAATCCCGTGCCAGCGGCATGATAGCTTCAGGCCCACTTTCCGCGAATACACCACCTTTTGCAAAGGTGAATAATTGAGGATTGTCGTAGACGTTATTGGCGTATTGGTGCAAAGATGGAGAAGTATAAACATCCCCAAGCGCATTGCTTTTTAATAGTCCCGCTCCAACACTTCCGACAAGCCCACCACCAATCAATGCAAGGGCCAGCGTATCATTGGATGGATTTACATCGGTCAGCATTTGTAAGCCGGCCTGCACTGCCAGTTTTGGGAGCATGACAAGAATTTTCTCTAGTGTATCGCTCATTGCGTCGCCGAACGAAGTCCACGCATTAGCACCATCGGCTATCGCTTCGCCAAGTTCGTAGAATTCATCAGTAAGAGAGCTTACCGTTGTCGTCAGTATCGCTTCTCCAAACTGTTTTGCAAGTTTCGTGCCTGTATCATATTGCTCTGCAAGTTCACGTAGTGCTTGTTTATATCCTTCAGAAGATAGCTCGCCAGCTGTAAAGCGTGTTTCTAGGTCATCAAGTGCCGCTCTGTACTTCTCTGCATCAGTATACGGGGTCGGTGGCATTGAATAGCCTAAAACGTCTCCAGTGTACTGATTGATAGCTATAGGCTTTTGCCGCCAGTTAGTCGTCGGCGCGGCACCCTCAAATGCGCGCATGTTTTCTCTCAGCAAACCTTCTGGTGTATTTATTGCTAAACGAGCTGTTTCTATTGGAGCTTCTGCCTGAGTTAATAATGGTATTCCACCGCCAGGCTTACGTAGCCATCTATCAGGTGGCACACGAGCTGCAGCTTCAGAGAGATACTTCCCAACGCCATACCGTTCTTCAATATCGAGTTTTGCTTGTTGGTAGCCTTCGACAGATATTTCCCCATTGGCAAACCGGATATCCAGCTCATCCATCGCCGCTTGAAATTTTTCGGCGTCGGTTACGGCTATTTCCCATTGGACAGTATATCCATTGATATCACCAGTTTCTTCGTTTGTGCCAACTCTGTGATTTCCCCATGTTGCTTTTTCTGCTGGCCCCTCGAATGATGCGCGATTGTAATTAAGCAGAGCCAATGGGCTCGATGTGGCATTTTTATAGATGGCTTCTTCTGGTGTTAAATATTCCTTCCCGTAGCCAGGGAGAAGATCGCCAGCCTGTCGATTCAAATATTTATCAAGCGGATATCTTTTTGCCATCTCGTAGGTTTCATCACTAATATTGGATGCGGCAATCTTCAAATCCATTGCATAGATCTGTGCTTCGGCTTCTGCGGGGGTTAAGTATTCTTTACCATATCCAGGTAGCGCATTGCCTTCCTGCCTGTCAAAGTATTTATCTTTTGGGGCCCTTTTTGCCATTTCATAGGCTTCGTCGGTAATCCCGACATATGACTTGGCCTCGATTTTTTGTATTTCAGCCGCGGCCTCTTCTGGTGTAAGGAATGGAGTTCCACCACCAACTTTATTAAGCCAACGATCCGTAGGTGCGCGTTCGGACATGTTCCACAATTCTGAACGCAAGCCTGATGCAATCGACGCATCAATTTGATCGGTTATTTTTGCCGCTTCTTCTGGCATTAAATACGGAATACCACCACCGGTTTATTTAACCATCTATCAGTAGGGGCCCTTGCTGCCATATTCCATGCGTCAGAACGCAAGCCGGATGCAATCATCGCATCCATAGTTTCATTTATGCTTTGCGCTTCTTCGGGAGTTTTGAAAGGTATTCCAGCACCGACTTTATTCAAATATTTATCAACAGGATATCCTTGTGCCGATTTCAAAGCAAAATCACTCAGGTAATCGGCAACCATCATATCCATTGCAGAATTTTGTGCCGCGGCTTCTTCTGGCGTTTTGAATGGTATCCCACCGCCAACTTTATTAAGCCAACGATCCGTAGGTGCCCTAGCCGCCATTTTGGACGCATCAATACGATCATCAGAAGCAATTTTTGCATTGATAACATCAATGACAAACTGTGCTTCTTCTTGCGTCATGAAAGCATTTCCGCCACCAATTTTGGTAATCCATTTGTCTGGATATTCGATTGGTGCCTTATATGCTTCTGTCTTTGATTTTTTCTGCGTTCCCCATTCTGCAATAGCATGTTCTACTAATTTTATGGAATTTTCATCGGGAGACCATTGCTTTGATTCAAGCATTGCCTGAAGCAGTGATTTAGCTTTGCTTTCGAATTCTTGTCGCCAATCATCTTCAAGCGAAGAGCCTTTATACTGTGCAAAAGATAATGTATTTTGGTCTATCCATTCATTGATAACCTGTGAACCGGTAGGCTTTTTCCAATCAACAATTTTACCGTTTTCCTTGATTGGCCTTGCATGGGTTGCGTCAATTCCAGTGGCGGTAGTAAGCACTGTTCGCCAATCTGATTGATTATTTGATTCTTCTACCGGAACCCATTTTCTTCCTTCGGCACGATAAAGTTTCCCATTATATGTCGCATATTGGCCGTTATAATCAGACCATTCACTCAAAGAAGAAAGAGTTTTATAGCCACTTGGAGCATTAAGTCTTCCAGCCTCGAGAGAGGTTTGTGCTTGTTCTTTTTGTAGTCCCCTCAAAATGCCTAAGACTTGGTCTTGAAGAGTTATTCCAGTTCTTTGCCCTGTGATATTAGGCGCATATCCTGGCGGTATCACACCTTCGAGTTGAGTAGGATTGGCTTGCGCAAATGCAAGTGCTGTTTGAATGTTTCCACTTGACCCACCGGAAGCAATGACTGTTTTTATATTTGTTCTACCTAACACTTGATCAGAATATTT